CCGGAATGTCCAGCCTTCTACGAACCCCTGGAATTCGCCATTTGATACGTTTGGCGGTAAGTCAGTGATGTTTACTGGCAGACCCATAAATACTTTGATAAGAGCATCGCGATCTGTATTTGATAATTCTGGGCTAACAAGTTGGTAAGTAATCGAATCAAATACCGCTTGCGGATAGGCACGAAGGCCTAAGAAGAAATCTGCCTGGGCAGTTGCATCAGCTGCATTTTCTAAAGTTGTTGGAATCACTTGTGCTAATTCGCCATAAAAACCAATTGAAGTTAAATCTGAATCGGTATAAGTAGAACTTTGGTTATGTTTATATTGGATAGTTACCTTGTTGCGAATATCGCCAGAACGAGTAACTGTCCGGAAACCTGCTCCTAGGGCATCGTTGGCTGATAAATCTACGTAACCATTGGTAGCGAAGTATTCGGTTCTATGGGTGCTATCTGCATAACCTATGCGACCCTGCGGATCTTCATAAAGATAACCCAAGCCAGAATTAGCAATAAGTGAAGCGATTGAATAATAATCTGATGAACTTGAGAATCTCTGATCTAAGTCGTAATCGCCTGGTCTATCAATTTCGCCTAGTCCAGTATTTAGAGCTTGGCTCCATTGTTCAGTTGGGTCATAAGTAGCCCAGGTAGTTGCCGCTGGAACTGAATTCCATTGACCAAACAAGAGAGTTGAGAGAAGCGCATATATCTGGTCGCCATCCCGGTCTTTTGGCAATACGCCAGTAGTAATGCTTTTAGGCAATTTGGAAAGAGCGCCTAGGGCAGTAATCTCGATGCGCTGGTTGTAGTCCGTTGATCCAAGTGAATTGATGGTTACGGCTAGGTCTGTGATAGTTCCACCGAATATAGGCACAAACGCATTAGTTGAATCTTTGATTTCGACAGTTACCGAATCATTGATTTCGAATGGAATTGCAGATTTGTTAAAGTTAAGAATCGAAAGTTGGCAATAGCCAGCGACTGGCTGGGTGTAGATATTGGTGCGCCCTGAACTAATGTTTAGATTAGCAAGGGTCAGGTTAGTATAAGTAACCCCATCAACAATAATGCGCCAGACTGGATTCCATTGAGTCATTAGAAGCCGACTGCTCCAATAAGCCCCGAAGCTCCTAGAGTTCCTCTAGCTTGTGAATCATTGAGAAGGGTAATGATTTGGCGGGCAGTGCTTTCAGAGTCTAAGGCTCCGTTGACTGTGATGTTGTAATTGTTCATTCCGTTTCGGAAACTATCGCGATAATTTAGTTCCGCTTCGCTAATCGGGAAATAAGCATCCGCTTTTGCGCTTGCAGCATTTGCCGCTTCTAAGGCCTTATTTGCAGCCAATAGGTTTTTATCGAAATCTCTTTGGAGTTTATCTATATCTGATGAAGTTCTGGCATTTGCGTTGTTTATGGCGTTTATGGCAGTTGAACCGCCACCAACTGATGATCCACCACTTCCAACACTAGCTACTGCCCCAGTTCCACCCATTGGGAAATTAACATTCATTGGAGTTGAACTGCGATTGACTGTTGGTTTAGGAGCGGCTTTAGTTGCTATGCCCGCGTATTCATTAGCAAGCGCAACTGTTGCATCTGCACCAAGAAGCCAGTTTTTAGGATTTGTAACAACTTTGATTAAGCCCATTGTGTAGGCAATAGCATTTATCAGCTTGTTAAACACGTTGAGAACATTTTCTGCCCAGCCAATAACCTTGGCTAAACCAGAAGAACTTCCGGTGTTTTCATCCGCATTAAATACTGCGAACAACCTGCCAACACTGACTGCCATAGTCCGGAATGCATCTCCTAGATCATAGGAAGCCTTAGCAGTTCCTTCTAAACCTTTTTCCATTCCTTTATTGCCTGTTAAACCGCCAACGAATGCGTTTATCTGAGGAAGAACGCGCTCGGTTATGAAACCAACTAATCTTTGTAAGGCCGGTAGCAAGGCAGCGCCCACCGACTCCTTGGCTTCATCGAGAGCAGTTTTTAATCTCTGCATACGGCCTTCGAAAGTATTGGCTTGAACGCTAGCCTGGTCTTTGAAGGTAGCAGCTAATGCGGCAGTAGCGGCATCGAAATCTTTTGACTTAACAATTGAATCATCTAGTGGAACGCCTAAACGCTTTAATGCGCCATAGTTCCCGTCATATGCTTTGGCTAATGCTTCGCTGACGCTTCCAAGTGATTTCCCGCTTCCGGCCGCTATGTCTAATGCGAGCGTTTGAAGCTTCTGTGCTTCTTCTACTGACCTTGTGCTTCTGGATAGGCGATCTAGCGATGGGCGAAGTTCATCATCTGTGATTCCAGTTGCCAAGGCTGTTTTAGAAATGTATGACTCTACGGCCGCTATCTGGGTTTTTGTTGCGCCAGTAACATTCTCTAAAGTTTTTGCAAGGCTTGCCTGGGCCTTTTCATCTGCAATAGCAGATTCAACGCCTTCCTTAATTAACTTGCCAGCATAAAGAGCGGCAGCTGCACCCGCAGCGGCAAATGCCAAACCAGCCTTCTTGCCAAACGCATCGACTTTATCTCCGAAAGATTGAACATCTTTCTCGCTCGTTTTTAGGCTATTGGTTAAATCTTTGACTTCACCAAGAATTGCTAACTTGAGCGTTCTGGAATCGCTAGCCACTAGAACTCCTTAATAATCTTTGAGAACGCTTCTTGCCATTCTCGGATAATGTAAGGCTGGGCAGCCTTCAGTGTTGGAAATATAAAATAACCTTTATTGCCTCTACCAAGTGATGGTGTTCTATTTGGGAATTGCTTGAATCTATTAGATCCAAATTCCATGCCGCCCCATAGGTCGCGGGTAGTGCCACCGCCAGAAAATCTTTGAGAAGCAAACCCAAGACTAATTTCGCCTACCTTGGAACTTTTGGAAACCTTACCGCCAGAAGCAATTCTGGTTGCCACTTTAGTGGCTACTGTTCTGGTTCCTGAAGCTTCTTTAATCTTGCCAAGTGCGTAATCTGCTAGAGCGCCAGAAACCTTTTTGGCTTCGGTAATTGCAGTCTCATCCATGGCTTTGAAGGCTTTGATTACTTCCCGGATTTCTTTCCGGTTGTAAGCTTCAACCTCTGCCTGATTCATTACGCTCCTTTAGAATTTCTAATGCGGTAAGAATGTCCTCTGCTTCGCGCCATTCGCTCATCGGAATACCAGTGGCTATTGCCAACTGAATTATTGTTCGATTGATGCTTCCTGGCTCGTAGCTTTTGGGTCGTTATCTCCCACAATTACATCTGCAACTGTTTCCTGCCAAATCTCGAAAGACTTAACTGGCTTTCCGGCAGCTTCGCGCTTGTGTGCGTGATATGCCAGAAACATTAGATCCCAGATGCCCATATGTTCATTGGCTTTTGAGATTGTGTGTCCAGTTGCCTTTTCCCATTTGGCCCACTCTGGCGGTTGGGCAGTATAAGTTGCTTGATCGCCAGAGTTGTATTCGATTGTTATTGGTAGTTTCATTTTGCTCCCTGTTTAGTTTGTTACGAGAAGTTCTCGGTTGGTGTGCCGATTACTGTTAGTGCCCAACTATCTGTCAACGCTCCTGGAGCTGCGCCACCTGCTGATGGGAAGATTGGCAATACAGTGAAAGTGAACACGGCACCTGTTACGGCAGTGAAAGACACGTTTACAGGAGTGTTTGGGTTTAGTTCTGCGTTGCTCCACATGTTTTCGAATAATGAACCTTGCGCTGCTGCTGATCCCCAGTCCTGCAATAGTTCAACATTGAAAGTCCATTGTGAATCGATTTGCTTGTAAGCCTTGCCATCCAGTGTTTGGTAAGTTTCAATTGTTGTATCGCATGAAAGTGTTGCCGATGTTGTTTGTGCATCATAAGCCTTTGTATCGAGCGTGAATGACACGTCGCGGCCAGTGATAATTCTTGTTGACATTTTTTCTCCTTAATTGGTTTGTGTGTAGTAGGTAGCGACGCTTATATCTGCAACAAGCAAATTGCTAGCGCCTACTTGTGTAACTGTTGGTCGTTGAACTGCTCCTACTTCGTATCCGGCTGGGATTGCAGAAACAACGCTTATGATTAGCTGTTCGATATTGTCTAATGATGCTGGGTTACTGTTGTAAGCAACACAGACGGTTATTGTGTAATTAAGTTTGCAGCGAAAAGATGATTTACCAATTGTGTCAAATTCGATATAGGGTGCATCCGGGACAACCACGACAGCTGGTGGAATTACCGACTCTGGAACGAAGGCGTAAACATTGCCAGCAACGCCAGCAAGTGCAGTTGCCAACGGTTGCCTAACTGATGAAAGGATCGTTGATGCGGTCATTGAACAATTGACTCCACATCGATATAAGGCCCTAACAGACCTACGCACCTATTGAATAATGAGCGCCCCATCCGGTAAGGCGTTGGAGCGAAATCCACGCCTTCTATTTGGCCACCTGGAGCGACTCGGGATTGAAAGACTTCAACTGAAACAACCAAGACTGCTGATTCGACTGCTGAAACTCCAACATAAGTTGAAGCGCCTGAAAGTGTGGCAAGGCCAGAAGGAATTACATTTCTTTTTGTAATGTCTGCGTTAGTTAGTGCAACTGAAAATTCATAATCTGATGGAAGCGCAGTGATCGTGAAAGTGCCATTAAAAGGTGATCCGCAACCAGTTATGACTACCGATTGACCTACTGAAAATTCATGAGCGCCCAAAGTATGGTAAGTAGCAACATTAGATTCTAGTTCTACTGCGTCAATTGGTTGGGCATATCTTGTGAGCATAGGAAGAATTACCTGCTCAGCGGTATCAATTATGTCTGTTAAATATGCGTCATTATAGAGAGCGGAAGATACGCCAAGAATGGAACGCAGTTCTGCAACTGAAACTATTGAAGCCATATCTTCCTCTCTATACGACTGGGGGAGCCGGGAGCAACTCCCCCATGATTAGTTTGTGGTTACGCTACGGTTAACTTACGGAATGCTGATGGGTAGCGGTTAACTACTGCAACGTATCCGTATAGACCGATTTCTAGCTGACCATTTGCGACGATTGAGCTGCGAAGTTGAATCTGGCTGCTCTCGTGGAATCGCATTGCTTGTGATGGGTAAACCAACGCGAATTGGTCGCCTGTGTAGTTTGGATCAACGATTAGGTCAAGTCCTGCAACTGTTCCCTGTGTTGAACCTTGTGTCATTAAACCAGCTGCATTTTGTGGAACTGCTGCTGCGAATAGTGGGCGAGCCGCACCGTCAACTGCGCCAAGCAAATCTGCGTAGGAGATTGAACCTGCTGCTGTTGGGTGAACTGCTAGGCGGTTTGGAGTGAAGCGCATTACTCCGTAAGAGTCTGCAATACCATCTGCAATTGCCTTGTAAATTGTGTTTCCTGTTGATGCAACTGCATTATCACGAGCTAAACCAATTGCGTAAGCATCTGTCTTTTGTGCGTATGACGCGGCAAGTTCCTGAATATACAAATCTAGGAAGCTCGGATCGCTGCGGTCCACAAGCTCTACATTGAGAACTCCGGCACCCGCAAATTTGACAACGTTATCTTCTTGGAAAGTTACGGCTGTATCTGTTGAAGAAAATTCTGCTCCTTCAGCTGTTAGCGCAACACTCGCCTGGGCTCCAAGCTTCGGCGTGAAAATCTTCATCCCTGATGCTGGGAGAGGTGCAGTTTCGATGCTTGAGATGAACGGACGTGAGTTATCGATAATGCCGATAATGTCGCGTAGGTAGTTTGGTGGAACCATACCTGTGTTTTCTGCAACTGTTGCAACTTGTAGAGCAGCGATTAGATCGCGAGCATCTGAGTCGCCGCGTGATGCAGCTAGTTGTGCCTTAGCAACTTGACCAGCGGTAACATTTAGGTTAACGCGTGGAGATGAATACATAACTGGCGCTGATGCGCTGACAGTTACTTCTGACTTTGCAGCTTCTACCGCTTCGGTAGTTACTGACTCTGAAACGGTTTCGGACACTAGGTCTTCTCCTTCTGGTTTAATATCTGAATCCTTTGATTCAGAAACTTCTGTCTCTGTCGCTGCTACTTCTGTAACGCGAGCAGAATCAATTGCTGGATCTGTTACTAAACTTGTTTCTATCATTTGGGATGATGAGATAACCATCGCGCCATCTACGTTTTCCCATTCGTTCAACTTAATTCCAACTGAGAAACCATCGCGTAGGCCTTCTGCGGCTTCTAGGAGTGAATCATCACCGGCGATAGTTCCAGCGATTTTGAATGATGCTTCAATACCGGATTCGGTAACTTCATAACTTGTAAGTTTGCCAATTGGGCGGGTGCGGTCATGCTCTAACAATAATTTGACGTTCTTAGGAATTGTTATTGAATCTTTTGCAAATACTGTTTTACCAGCAGAAGTAAAACCTTCTTCGCCCCAGGTAACTATGCGGCCTGTGAGTGTTCTGGTTTTTGTATCAGCTGCGGTCAGCGTAATTGGTAGATTTACTTTCATTTAAGTAGATCCTCTTCCTCTCGGATTTCTTCAACGCTCATCGCGCCGATTCTGTTTAGGATTTCGTAAACTTGCGCACGTTCTAGTGGATTGCCACGAAGGAATTCATCTAGTGAAAAACGCACATAATTGCCAGCGGGCACGAAGTCCGGTTGGCTTAGGCGTTGCTCTATTGCAAGAAGAATGTTGCGACCGCCGAAGTCAATTAATGAACGGCGCTCATTGATTGCGTTTGAATAGGTCATTGATGTTGATTCGGCGGAAGCAAAGAAGGCTGGAATGTTTAATGCGCGACATAATTCAAGCGCGACATATTGGCGAGCCTCGTTTAATTGTAATTTGTTTGGATCAATACCCATCGCTTGAAGTTCGACATCAGCATTTAAGAATGCAGTGCTGCGATTAGTTCTAGCGATGCGCCATGATTCAAGAAGCTTTGAAATTCTTTCAGAAGTTAAGTTTGTGCCATTAGATTTAAGAACCATCATTGGAACTGGTTCCTT